CATGTTTGTTCCGGACTCTACCATATTGATCGCGGCACACAAGTATCTAGGCGCACAGGAGATCATGCAGCGCATAAGATTTGCGTATGAAGCCTGTCCCAACCATATCCGTGCCGGTGCTACCAGTTACAACAAAGGCAGCATAGATTTTGACAACGGCAGCCGCATAGTAGCGCAGACCACAACAGAAAATACAGGTCGAGGCATGAGTATTTCGCTGCTGTATGCAGATGAGTTTGCATTCGTGCGGCCCAGCATTGCTCAAGAGTTTTGGACATCCATATCGCCCACACTCAGCACAGGTGGTAAAGCCATAATAACCAGCACCCCCAACTCAGATGAAGATCAATTTGCACTGCTATGGAAGGGTGCTAACAAAACAGTAGACGAATTTGGTAATCAAACAGATTTGGGTATCAACGGATTCAAGGCATATCAGGCACACTGGCGTGAGCACCCAGAGCGCGGCGACGAATACGAAGATCAGATGCGCAGTCAGTTGGGCGAAGATCGTTTCCGCAGGGAGATTCTGTGTGAATTTGTCATTGCAGACGAAACACTGATCAATGCCAACACGTTGTTTGAACTGGATGGACAAGAACCCTTGTTCAAACATGGTCAGGTGCGTTGGTACCAGCAGCCGGTCAAAGGCAAGACATATGTCATAGGATTAGATCCCAGCTTAGGTACAGGCGGCGATGCTGCTGCCATACAGGTTTTCGAAGCCAATACCACTTGCCAAGTGGCCGAATGGCGACACAATAAAACAGTCATACCTGATCAGGTCAAGATCATAGCAGAGATCTGCAGATACATTGAAGGCATCACTCGGGAACCACAGAACATTTATTACACAGTAGAAAATAATACCATTGGTGAAGCAGCATTAATCAGCCTCAGGGATTTCGGTGAAGAAAACATACCCGGCAGTTTCATGCACGAACCCGGCAAAAAACGCCGCGGGTTTAATACCACTCACAGCACTAAAATAACAGCCTGTGCTAAATTAAAGCATTTGTTGGAATCCAAACGAATGAAATTGTATAGTCGCCCTTTGATATCGGAACTTAAGGTTTTTGTAGCGTCGGGTAACAGTTACAAGGCCAAGCCCGGCGACACAGATGATCTGGTGATGTCAACCATATTATGTATCAGAGCCATGGACGTGATACAGAGTTTTGACGCAGAAATAAGCCAATACTGGCGCGATCATGACGAAATTATCCAGCCCATGCCCTTTATAGCCATCATGTGATTTTAATAAATACAGTATGCCCCAGACCAAAGATAACATAGCCCAACAATTGTACAATCTGCTGACAGCCAAAGGTTTTAATGTCAAAAGCCTTAATAACACCGGCGATCAAGATGCAGCCATACAAGACAGTGATATTTTCAGTTTTGATTTTGTACACAAAGGGACTAACTATGGCTCAGTCGTCATAATTTTAAAACCAGATCTAAGTATAGAATTGTTGGTCACAGACGCCATTGGTAAGCACATGGACAACGACTTGGGTGCTAGAGACGCTTGGTTCGCTTTTTTACAGGAATTACGTAATTTTGCAAGGCGTAAGAGCCCAGACTTCAAAATATCAGACGCTAGCCAGTTGCCATATCGTTTAAAGGCAGCCGAGTCTGCAAATCTAGCAGAAGGACGCTACTGGGGCAGCAAGCATATCAGTCGCACTACTGGACCACAGAAAACTAAACTGAGAATACGACACAATCGTGATATCAACGAAGGTGATGCAAGATTTAGACACATACAAGAACTTTTTATTGAAACTGCAGATGAGCAAAGATTCAAACTGCCATTTACCAGTCTAGTGGGAGGCCGTGCCATGGCTCGCCACTGCGCAGAAGGCGGCAACCCCTGGGATCCAATAGGGCAGAATATTACCAAGATGGTCAAAGAGTGCGCAGTAATGGGTAATTTTTTACGCAGAGTTTCTGCAGGCAACTGGGCCAACACACCACAGATTGAACTGGTAGAAGCTGCCAGGCGCCATTATCAAGAGCAAAGAAAACGTTTAAAAAGCTTAGCAGGTCGCAGAGGATATCAAAATCATGTCAGCAATTTTGATTCGACCAATGATATGGTTGTGGCCGAAAGCACAGTGCAGGCCATCAAAGAACTTTTTTGCCAAGCACCTAATCAAGAAATGGTATCTGAAGTAGCACCTATACTGGGCACCATGGCCGAAGCTGATCAGTTTGAATCCTGGGCTGATAGTTTGTTAGAAGGCACTTGGTCGTTGCCCCAAGACAAAGAAGCCGAGGATACGTTGATACAAATCATGAGCCAACCTTTGAAATTGGGCGCCAACGCACAAAATGCCACAGGCAAACTATATGATCTGTTGGGGGACGATGTATTGTTTGATATGTTAAGCGATGCTGCCGAATCAGATCCTGAAGCAGATGCCAGACCCATTGTACTACAATGGATGCAGCATCAAGGAGCAGATCATGAATCAGTGGCAAGAGTAGCACAAAAGTTGACCAATACACAACAGATTGATACCAAAGGTGGCGCACCCAAGATCAAGAGTGTGGTTCGCGAGCCCGATGCTTCACCGGATCCTGTAGACGTACAAAAAGAACTTTCGGGCGTGACACAACGCCAAGTTCCGCCAAATACCGTTGGCTTTAAGCCTTAAATATAATCAGTTAGATAAATATTAGAGAACCCATGCTGGCATGATCGAGTCATAATCGTGCTGCATCGAAAGTGAACCGTTATGACAGATTTTGTAACTCTCGCGGATACCGTTATTCGCGAATGGTGGTTGTTGATATTTTTCTTTACCCTTGGTGGCATCTGGTGGCAGCTCAAGCACTGGTTCAATCAGGTGAATAAGAACATGGATTACGTGACTAAAGAGCACGAAGCCCAGAATCAAATCCTAGGCATACTACACGAAAAAGTCATCAACATCGAACAGGACGTTTCAGATATCAAAAGAGAACTGACCACAGTCCACGAAGAAGTACATGAACAAGAAGTCAAACTAGCAGTTTTAGAAAATAAACGCAGCCCTACCAAAAGACGCAAAGTCGTTTCAGCATAATCTGGCAAAAAAACTACCAAAAAAATACAATTAGTCATTGACCTGACTAAATAATACTGTTACACTTGCAATATGCTTGTGTATCTAGGCATAAACATAGACCAACTTAGGCAACGAAAGGACAAACCTACAATGGCAACATCAATGGCAGAAATTCGCGCCAAACTGCAGGCGCAAGAGAATCGCTCACAAGGTTCTCAATCCGGTGGCGGTGATAATTCAATTTACGCACACTGGAACTTAGAGGAAGGCAAATCCGCAGTCCTCAGATTCCTCCCAGACGCAAACTCCAAGAATACATTCTTTTGGATAGAACGAGCAATGATTAAATTGCCGTTTGCAGGTGTCAAAGGTGAGATGGATTCAAAACCAACAGTGGTCCAAGTACCTTGCGTGGAGATGTGGGGAGATTCTTGCCCTATACTCGCAGAAGTACGTGGATGGTTCAAAGACCCTAGCCTGGAAGAAATGGGTCGTAAGTATTGGAAGAAACGTAGTTACATCTTCCAAGGCTTTGTACGCGAGTCAGAACTTGCGGAAGACAAACTTCCAGAAAACCCCATCCGGCGTTTCATTATCAGCCCGCAGATCTTTACTATTATCAAAGCGAGCTTGATGGATCCCGAGATCGAAGAACTGCCAACCGATTACGAGCGTGGCTTGGATTTCCGTGTTTCCAAGACCAGCAAAGGCGGTTATGCAGATTACAGCACCAGTAAATGGGCGCGTAAGGAAACGTCACTGACGCAGGCCGAACTCGAAGCGATTGAGAAATTCGGTTTGTTTGACCTCTCCAGTTTCTTACCGAAGAAGCCAACCGATGTAGAGTTGAAGGTAATGAAGGATATGTTTGAGGCCAGCGTCGATGGCAAACCTTATGATCCCGACCGTTGGGGTGCTTACTTTCGCCCTGGTGGCATGGCGGCTCCGGCTGGTTCCCCGGCGCCTACAGCTCCAGAAGAAGCAAGCACCACTTCTACCCCGGCCCCGGCCAAGGCAGCACCTACGTCATCCTTTGACGACGAAGACGCTCCTTCGGCGCCAGTGGCCAAACCTGCGCAGGCATCTGGTTCAAATGCCCAGGACATCCTGGCTATGATCCGCGCACGTCAGCAAAAGCAGTAACCAAAACTGTTGACTGATAGCAGGGGTAGCAGTATACTATTACTCTACCCCTGCACCTTTACTATCAAGGATTAAAAATGGCAAAAAAATCTATCTCTAAAATCTCCGACAAATTGGCAAAAGTATCCGACAGTTTTACTGTACAGATGTACGACAACGGCTTTATGTTTGAAATCTCCGGTCGCAACTCCGAAGAAGATTGGCGCAGTGTAAAAATACTTTGCAACACCCAAGAACAATTGATCGCGCTGATCAACGAAGCCACAGAAATGACGAGGGACGAATAATGGGCAAGCCCTTTGACATCAGCAAGTTCCGCAAGGAAATTACCAAAAGCATTGAAGGACTCAGTATCGGTTTCAATGATCCCACTGACTGGATCAGCACAGGAAACTTTGCGCTGAACTATTTGGTATCGGGTGATTTCCACAAAGGCATACCCTTGGGCAAGGTCACTGTGTTTGCCGGTGAGTCGGGCGCAGGCAAAAGTTATATCTGTAGTGGCAATTTGGTACGCCACGCACAACAACAGGGCATTTTTGTAGTGTTAATAGACACAGAAAATGCCCTAGATGAAGACTGGCTCAAGGCCCTGGGCGTAGACACAGATGAATCTAAATTATTGAAGTTGAACATGGCCATGATCGACGACGTGGCCAAGACCATTACCAGTTTCATGGCAGATTATAAAACCTTGCCCGGCGACGACAAGCCAAAGGTTTTGTTTGTTATCGACTCGCTGGGTATGTTGCTGACACCCACGGACGTCAACCAGTTTGAAGCCGGTGACTTAAAAGGCGATTTAGGCCGCAAGCCCAAGGCACTGACAGCACTGGTGCGTAACTGCGTTAATATGTTTGGTAGTCACAATGTGGGATTGGTAGCCACTAACCATACATATGCCAGCCAGGATATGTTTGACCCCGATGACAAGATCTCCGGCGGTCAAGGTTTTATCTACGCTTCCAGTATCGTTGTGGCAATGAAAAAACTTAAACTCAAAGAAGACGAGGATGGCAACAAAGTTTCAGAAGTGCTGGGTATCCGTGCGGCGTGTAAGGTAATGAAAACACGCTATGCCAAACCCTTTGAATCAGTTCAGGTCAAGATTCCATATGAAACAGGCATGAACCCTTATTCGGGACTGGTAGACTTGTTTGAAAAACAACAAATGTTGGTCAAAGATGGCAACAGACTGGCATATACCACCGGCGATGGCGAAATTATCAAACAGTTCCGCCGAGCCTGGGAAAGCAACGAAGCAGGTTGCTTGGACCAAGTTATGAAGGATTTTTCTGCCTTGCCACTAAGTAAGAAGTCAACGGTACAAGAAACACCAACCTCGGAATGTGTGTCAGAAAAGATAGAAGATACTACATCTGTAGATCCCGACCCGTTGATCAAACGCAAGAAAAAGGAACCTGAAACTCAATGAGCTTAGATATCATAGCCGAAATCTGGGACAATGTCAAACCCAGTATCAATCCCGTGGATCGCCGTGATGCTGCCGAAGCAGTGGTAGCAACATTGTTTGAAAACAACTACGAGATCGACGACATCCGCGATGCTTTCCGCGGAGACTCCGATATCAAACGTGCTGTCAAGCAGTATGCTGAAGAGCACCTTGAAGAAGAGGAAGAAGAGGAAGAGTATGAGGAAGAAGACGAGCGCTGGTAAATGAGTTGGTACAGC